TAGACCTAAAAGAATATGCACGCCAAAAACAACGCCAGTTAAAGGCGGGAGGATAATATGACAAAAGCAACTCAAAGCAGTCGAAAAAAGACTACACGGGCTTCGACATCTCGTAAAAAAGTTTGGACAGCACCCAGTAAATTAACGGTGGAATCACCACCTGATGGGGTTCATTATCGTTGGGTTAGACATGAATTGTTTAATCAAGCTGATGATGCAAATGTAAATGGTAGAGTCCGACAAGGCTATGAGCCTGTAAGACCAGATGAATTAGGTGAAGATGCCTATCCAGATGTTCTTGATACAGGTAAACACGCAGGCACAGTTCGTTCAGGAGATTTAATTCTGATGAAAGTTCCGCAAGAAATTGCAGACCAAAGAACTGCTCACTATAACTCTCAAGCAGAGTTAATGGGTAAAGCTTACGCGAATGATCTTAAGAATGCAGGTCAAGGCGATATGCGTGGCATGGACGAATCAAAGACTACAGTTACAGGCGGAAGTTCAAAAGAAACTAAGTTCGAAGACTAAATAATTAGACATATCTAGTTATCTAGTTTTCTTTTAATAATAATAATTAATTTTCTAAAGGAGGAAATTATATGGCTGGATATGGTCTATCACCAATAAGACATGCAGCTGGAGGTACAGTACGTTTAAATAACTATACAGATATGAATGGTTATAGAATTGCTGCTACTGCACCATCTGCGTACTTCGAAGGCGACCTTGTTACTTATAGCTCAGGCTTACTAGTAACTGATGTCGGCGCAGCATCTCCGGGTGCGGTTGTCGGTGTTTTCTGGGGAGCAGAATACGAAGATAATTCTACAGGCGATGTAAAATTCGTACGTTCAATTGCGAATGGAACTGTAGCGAAAGCACAATATAAAGCATATGTCTATGACGATCCGTTTACAATCTTTAAGATTCAATCAGATCAAGCAGGCACAGGCTTAACTGCAGCGAACTCAACTGGAAAGCTAGTACAAATTGTAGCTTCACCAACAGGTTCGGCAATAACTCACAAATCAGGACTAGTAGCTGATGCTTCTACAGTAGCAACTACTAACACTTTTCCACTAACTGTTTTAGGTAGTGCAGAAGCTGATGGGACTTATACTGCAACTGGTACTACTATGGATATAGTAGTGAAAATTAACTCACACCAACACCTAAATGGCGCTACTGGCGTTACAGGTATATAATATCTAGGAGGATATAGAATATGGCAATTACAAGAGGTCAAATACTCAAAGAATTAGTACCTGGTTTGAACGCGATTTTCGGAACTGAGTATTCTCGTTACGAAAATGAGCACGCAGTACTGTTCGATGAGGAATCATCAAATAGAGCTTTCGAAGAGGAAGTATTATTCCCAGGTTTTGAGGCAGCTCAAACTAAATTCGAAGGTCAAGCTGTTGCATATGGCAACACTGGTGAGGGGTATGTTTCTCGTTATACTAACGAAACTGTCGCTATGGCATTCTCAATTACTGAGGAAGCTATGGAAGACAATTTGTATGACAAGTTATCTACTCGATTAACAAAAGCATTAGCACGTTCAATGGCTTCTGCTAAACAAACTAAAGCGGCAAACGTCTACAACAGAGCTTTCAACAGCTCTTTCACAGGCGGCGATGGACAAGAGTTAGTATCTAACGCTCACCCATTAGCTTCAGGATCAACAGGTTCTAACAGACCTACAACTTATGCTGACCTTTCAGAGGCTTCTCTTGAAACAGCATTAATTGATATCGCAGGATTTACTGACGATAAAGACATCCCGATTGCGGCTCAAGGTCGTACACTACACATACCAAGACAATTGGTATTCGTAGCTGAAAGACTACTAGCATCTCCATACAGACCAGGATCATCAGACAATGATGTGAATGCAATTAAGTCTACTGGAATGCTTCCAGGTGGATACCATGTGAATCACAGATTTAGTGATCCAGATGCGTTCTTTATTAGAACTGATGTTCCTAACGGAATGAAAATGTTCACTAGAGCACCTATAGCGACTTCTATGGAAGGCGACTTTGAAACTGGAAACGTAAGATACAAATCTAGAGAAAGATATAGCTTTGGCTTTTCTGACTGGAGAGGCGTATACGGAAACGAAGGCGTATAACACACTTTGTAGAGGGGGCAGAAATGTCCCCTTTACTACTTGGATTTAACAAATCTTACTTGACTGGCCAAGCAGACGTTATAGAGACAGTAAGAAAATAACTTGGGACTATACTCCCAGAAGGATTAAAGAATGGCAAATTCAACTTTTAGCGGTCCGATTAGATCGGAAAGCACACTTAAAGCAATAAGTAAAAATGCAACTACAGGAACAATTACTGAGATTGTAACTATGGGTGACGCACCTGTTGCATTAGGCGATGAAGATAAAACTCTTGACGCTGCAACACACAGTGGAAGAACTCTTGTAGTTCCTGCACTAGCAGCTAACAGAACTATCACTCTACCAGCACCAGTTGCTGGACAATGTTATAAACTTATTTATGGCGGCGCAGCAGAAGAAACAGAAAATCTAATTATTTTAACACCAGGTAATACTAATTTTTACATTGGTGGTATTGTTCATTTAGATTCTAACGCAGATAACGTATCTGTTTACTCTGATGGAAACTCTAACTCAAGTTTAACTCTTACAGATAGTGGTTTATTTGAGGTTAATATTATGGCTAAAGATAGCACTAATTATTACATTTGGGGTTATGCAGAAGGCGCAGACGCACCTGCATTCGCAGACCAATAATATAATTAATGGGGGCCTTCGGGCCCTCATATTCTTGATTAAGAAGGGAAGAACAATATGGCAGACACAGTAACAGGTCCAACTATATTACAACAAAATGAAAAAAGAGTTACTATTAAAATAGTAATTCAATCAGATGGTACAGGCGGTACTACAGTATTCGGAGATGTATCAGCAATGGATGCACTTCCAAACGGAACAACTTGCAAAACTTTGAGCATACAAAGATTATGGTTTGCCTGTGATACAGGTGATGGAGGAGATTCATACGCCCGTTTAGATTATGAAGATGATGATGGGGATATTCCTATTGTTGGATTAACTGGAACAGGTTATTGGGACTTCAGAGAATTCGGTGGAATTCCTGCAAACCAATCCTCGAACACAAACCAAGACGATATTAATATAGTTATACCCGGTACAGCAGATGCAGGTAATATGTATACTGTTGTTATGGAATGTACTAAGACATACGTAGAGTAATAAATGAGCGAGCAAACTAACAAAGAAGCGATTATAGAAATTAAAGGCGACCTCAAATTACTTAACCAAAAAATAGATTTAATAAAAGACAATCATTTGGCCCACATGGCTCAAGACATTGATAAACTTTCTAAATTTATTTGGGTAATTGGTGGCACTGTATTTGCACAAATGTGTTATTTGATTGTTCGTACCTTAATATAGGAAGGACAAAATATGGCCACATCAGGCACACAGACATTCAATCTAACGATTGATGATGTAATACAAGAAGCTTATGAAAGACTTGGCGTAAGTTCTAAGGGCGGTTATGATCTAGTTACAGCTAGACGTTCTCTCAACTTATTAATGTTGGAATGGGTTAATGATGGTGTAAATTTATTTACTCTTGATTTAATAGAACACACCATGACCAAAGATCAAGGGCACATTACGTTTAGTTCTAATACATATTCAGATATATTAGATGCAGTTATAACAGATACTAATGCTGACCCAGATTCTGATCAAGAAATAGAACGTATTAGTCTTACTGATTATCTACAACTTCCAACTAAAACAACTTCAGGCAAGCCATCACAATATGCTGTTGAGCGTAATGCTCAATATGATAGTAGTGGTGTAGCTACACACAAAGTTTATTTGTGGCCTGTACCTGATCAAACTTACTACAAATTAAAAGCATGGATGATTAAATATCCAGATGATGTTGCATGGACTAGCACAGCTGGTGGACAAGTAACAGTTCCGTATATTGATTACAGACAAAACGTTCAAATACCAAAACGTATGCTACCTCCTATGATTAGTGGACTGACTCTTAAGTTAGCACACAAACATCCTGGAACTGTAGATGTAAACAGAAGAGCAGAACTTACTGCAGTTTATAAAGACGAATGGGAAAAAGCTAGAGAAGAAGATAGAGAACGTGTAAGCTTTTACGTACAACCGGCGGTATATTACTAA